TGTAACGCCTCTTTATCTCTAACCTTATAAGGGAAAGGTTCTTCCTCATAGACCTCTACTGGCGCCTTTCCAGTGTAATAATTATACCTTTCAAGTTTGACTCTATTATAAGTTTCTCTTGCTTTTTCACGCAACAGAGTAATTGTATTATAGATGGTATAATATTTTGAGTGTAATTGAGGAATTTTTAAAGATTCATCATGTAAATTATCAGGGTCAATGACAGAATCTCTCTGCCACATCTCCTGAATTTCATCAAGATTCATGGATTTGTATTGATAGTGTAGATAGTATACTTGAAAGATACCTCTGCTGTAAAGTACTGAACATCCGTTTGAGTTGAATTGAACTCAAGAGATGTCAAAAAAACCGGAAATAAATCCTTAAATTTTACAACAGCGTTTGTATTATAATTACTATCCAAAATATAAAGACTTCCATCACTGAATGCTTTTTTTGGATCTTGTAATCCATTTTCATCTTTAATTAGATTTCCATATTGTTGAGTTGTTTCTGGAAATCCAAGACCAGTAATCCAATTATGAATTGCCATATAATTTACCATGTCTTCATCAACTAAAAACCTTAAAGATAAATCACCATAAACAATTTTATCTCCAGGTACATCAATATCTTTCAGATATGAGGACTGCAATTCAGTTTCTAATGTAATTTCAGGTATTTTTGCACTATTACAAAAAAATGCAACTTTTGGTTCTTTTGCTAAAGTAAATTTAAAACCAACAGGTGAAAGAAAATTTCTATTTTGTAATTGATTAGCAAAAGTTGATGCCATGATTTTTATTTGTATTTAGATAAAAAAAGGACCCCATGTGGGGTCCTCTGTAACCTTGTGAGAAAGACTCACATGAGGTTTGCAACCTTGACTCTTCTGTAGTAAACGTTGGAGTTGGTTGAAATATTGTCTCCAGCAGAAGCAGCGGTAGCACCCTTCGCAAATGGATTCGCAACGACTCCATAACGAGTCTTGAATCCGATTTTTGGTTGGAAGGTTTGCTCACCAACGGCACGTACCATTTGGAGAGGTACATATGGGCAGTAGAAGAGACCAGCATCATAAGGAGATGCACCCTTATAACCGACAACGTAGAACTGGTTAGCAGCAACGTTTGCCGAATATGGGTCGATGTAGACTCTGTACTTACCTTGGAGAACACCAGCAAAGGTGTTGCCAGTGTCATCAACGTTCAGGTTAGCGTTGAGTGCAGGGGTGTAATCCAGAACACCAGCCATGGTCAGTGCTGAAGCAACGTCTGCAGAGCACAGGATGGTGTTACCTTTCCCTCTACGGGTTTGTTGGGCGATTGCGTTTGCATCACGCTCGATCTGGAAGATCAGACCCTTGAACTTCTCAACCGACCAACGACCGTTGGAGTCAACATCGAGGTCAAAAGTACCAGCGGTAGCAGTGTTAACCTGAGCACCAGGAACAGCAACCTTATAGATGGTACGGATGATTTCTCTGTTGATTTCTGCGAGGATCTCAGTGGAGAGAATGTTAGCAAGTTCTGCTTCTGCATTCAGACCGTGAATTGCCTTCAGGTCTTGTGCGAGTTCGAGTGAATATTCAGCCTTCAGTGCGCGTGACTTAGCGGTAACAGTCAGTTTCTCAATCGAGAATGCCATCTCGTTGAAGTAGTTGCCGTTAGCATCGCCAAGTGCTTCAGCGTTACCAGTGGTCATACCCTCGCCAACGTTATAGTCGGTTGGGGATGTTCCTTGGTTTGTTGGGCTCAGAAGACCTGGATTAGTTCCTTGCTGAGCGGTTGTACCAAGACCTACAGATCCATCAATGAAACCTGCCGTGAGGTTACGGTTACTGTTCTGACCAGAGAATGCTGAATCTGCTTCGCCGTAGAATGCTTCAGTTCCACTCTGATTGGTGTAGCGTGAACGCATCGCGAAGATCAGTCCAGTAGGACCATTCATTGGTTGAACGCCACACAGATCATAAGCGATCAGATTAGGCATTGAACGGCGGATCAGTGAGATCAGCACGGGGTCGAAACCAGCAACAGGTGAACCTGTGCTATTGGATGCGCTACCACCAAAACCACCAGTACCGGCAGAGTTGGTTGGGGATGCTTCGTAAAGGAATGAACGCTCTTCACGAAGTTCTCTTTCTTGGTTTTCGAGCAGGATAGCGGTTACCGATCTACGATGCGAATCTTTGATTGGATCCATTCCTTGATAATCAAGGATTGGTGACCACTTTTCCTGCAGATATTCAGCGTTGTACATCTGCATTGGGAATTTACCTCTTTAGAAAGTTTTGTTTGACTTATAATCTAAAAATCAATTTTTAGCGACTCTACTAAGAGTCTGAAGATATGCTTCCATAATTGGTGAAACTGAAGATCGTTCAATTCCATCATGGTTTGCTTGTTCCGACAGATTCTCAGAATCGTCTCTTTGAGTACCAGTATTTGATGGGAAATATGATTCCCTTAGAGTTACCAGTTTCTCACGATAGTTTGTTTCACCATCAAACTCAACATTTTTGGCAAGAGCAGTGAGTTTGTCTTTCTGAGAAAGTGCGAGACCCTCAGCGACATCTGCAAAGATTACATCAGCAACCGACTCTGCTAATCTTTTATTAAGAGCAACATTTCTTTCGATTTGCTCGTTGAGTTTAGACTCCATTTCATCTAGTTTATCTACCATACTCTCGATAACATCATATCTATCTTCAGGGATTGAAACATAATGATCTTCAAAAAGTTGCTTCATTCCACCAAGGAATGATTCAGTCATTTCGGTCTTAAGACCTTGTTCAACTGCGAGTGCATTTTCAGAAATCCACTCGTCAGCAACATACTCAAGATAAGAATCAACACGCTCGGTGAGTTCTTTCTTAATAAACTTAACCTCTTCAATTAAAGCATTTTCATAAGTTTGCTGAAGTTCTTCTTTGATTTCAAAAACTTTTGAACGAATAGCAGCTTCAAAAATAGTACGCGCTTTTTCTTGGAACTCTTCAGAAAGATCTTCTCCTTCTAAGAGAGCATTGACATCTTCTTCGATATCAAACTCCTCTTCCCCTTCTTCTTCTCCTTCTTCTTTCTCTTCTGTGGCATCTTCAGCAACTACTTCTTCGTCTTCATCGACTTCTTCTTCATCGACAAGATCCTCTTCCTCTTCAGTTTCCTCTTTTGCCATGGTTTTCATGGGTTCAGCAGGTGCAGCCTTTGCATTGACTACATCTTTAACTTGAGCAAGAGTTGCACCAGGAGTTTTGAGTGCAGCTGAATCGTCGTCTGGACGATAGTTTTCTGGAGTAGGGCCACCGAGATCTTCCCAAGCGCCAGTTTGTCCTGGAGTAATATCCCCAGTACCAGATTGCATTGGTTCGGCAGGTGCAGCTCCTTTGGTTACTACGTTTTCCATTTCTTGTAAATTTCTACCAACGGACATTTGTTTTGATTTTGTTATAATCTATATTTATTTATAAATTAAAGATTTGAAAGAAATTTGTTGAATAAATCTAACTTATGTTCTTCTAATCTTTTCTGATCAACTAGAGTATTAATTCTCTTTTGAGTTTGCTCGGCAAGTTTTTCACGAAGAATTCCACCTTCCCAAACCCACTCTTTACCTTCCATAATTCCCTGAACAAAAGCATCAGGTGCAGATGGGTCGGCAACAATATCAGCAGCAGTTGCAAGCATGAAATCTTCACCAACAATTTTATGACCCTCATTAGTCATCTTGAGTGACCCAACACCACGAGAAGAAACACCGAGACAAACTCCTTCACTAATTAAAGATTTTGCAATCTTACCCATTGGAGTTTCAAGGAGTTGTGCCTTACCTCTACAATTAGTTCCCTCAAAAGTAAGAGAAACAATTTTATGAGAAACACGATCAAGATTTACGGTTGGACCATCTGGATGACCAAGTTCGCCAAGAGCACGACCTTTATTGACAAATGCCTCTGTATATCTTTTTACCTCACGGGAAAGAGTTTCCATCGGATACATTCTTCCATTGCGATTACAAATATCACCCTGAAGGAAAATACCTTCAATAAACATTTTTTTATCAGCACCTTTTCCTTCGGTGATGAATTTTACTTGTGATACTTCTTCTGTGATGAGTTTCATTTTTATTCGGAAACTAATTGAACTATTTCTGTAATACTAATATTTGTTGATCCACCATCAGCAAGAGCGGCAATTTTTACACTTCTAGAAACAGTTGCGCCAGTAACTGTAATTACACCAACAATAGATGATGTGTTTGCTGATAATGTTAAAGTTGAATCTGTCAGATCTGTTACTAACTGATGAACAGTATTTATTCCAGATGGTTGAGCATTTTCAATAGTTACATAATCTCCAATTAAAAATGGATTTCCTGCATTATTTGGAAATGTAATCACAGTGGAGGTTCCTGTTGTAATCCCAGCAATTTGCTGCCTAGCAATTCTTTCCTTTAAAACTTCATTTCCATATGGAGAAATATAAAAAGAATTTGTAGTGACTACAGGATTTCCACCACTTTCTACATATACTGCAGTAAGTCCAGCAGCAACTCTAAGATATCCACTCTTAAGAGCAATCGGATTACTTGTTGAAGCTGTTGAAACAGTTGGAGAAATTCTGTTTACATTTTGAACAACTTTTATTGCCATTATTCGGTATCTCCTGTTTGATCTTCACCACCAAACATTAATGCTGCAACTTCTGGACGAGCAGAATCTACTCTTTCAGAAGATTTAGCATATAATAATTCTTTAATTTTGTCGGAAACATCCGAAGGTGATCCGTCAGTCGCAATCAAATCGATAAGTTCTTCCATAAAATGAGTTTATATTTATAAGATTATTTATATCTTCCCACCTTTGGGTTCTGGTATTTCGACTGTCGTGGCATCTATTGATGGTTCAATTGGAACCTCTCCACCAGCACCTTGTTCTATTCCTTGTGCTTGATCCTGTGGAATTGGATTACCCATTTCATCTACTGGTGCATTGGGATCAGGAAGAATTCCTTTTGCAATTTCATCTTCAATTTGAAGATCAATCTCAATAATTTCTGAATCCGTTTGACGAAGAATCTTTTTACGAATATATTCGGTGGAATAATATTTGCCGATATATGGTTCGATAGTCGTTGCAAGAGTTAATCTATTTGTTAAAAGTTCTGCTTCTTTAAGTTCTGCAAAATGATTATCATATAAGAAATCATATTGAATATGATCACTCATTTGCTCCCAATCTTCTGGAGAGACAATGTTTTTTAGAAGTAATTGAGTGCGAAGTATGTCGTTAAAAAGATTAGCAAATCTCTTTCTAAGTCTTCCGACAAACTTGGAGAACATCAATTCATCACGAAGAATTTCTGAAGATCTTCCAAGATTGAATCCATCACCACCGCCAGCA